CCCTGCAGATCAGACGCAAGGTATCTTAATTGGTTAAAGAGCGCGGTTCATACCCGCGAATATGCTTGTTCGATTCAAGCCCTTGCAACCCCAGCATCAAGACATCAAAAGGCTAATGGACATATCGGCCCAGGCGGTGAGAGGCATCAAGCCCCGCAGTGTTAGCCTTTTGATGTGTTGGTGCTACTTTGGTTGACGCGCAAGCGTTTCTTGAATCGCCGTGAATTCGCCCGACTACCGCTGAGCGCAGATTTTGACACACCGAGCGTAGGCATGTAGGTCACGGAAGCCGGGAGATCAGCCCCCGACCGCCAACTTTAATTCCCGCCTTCTGGCGGTTTTTTCGTTTATGGAGGTGCCATGCGCGACACTGACCGGCTCAAACATGAGGTTGAGGAAGCCGGGCTGATGTGGGAGGTGGCGCACATGACAAGCACCAATCGACACAGCGCCTATGGCGGCACACACCAGGTCCCGGACTGCATCATCGTGCATGCGATGGGCGAATACATCCTGGCTGATGATGGGCAGGGGTTTGACTACGCGCCGGAGTTTCTTGAGCGGATGAAGCTGTCTGCGCACGCGCTGGTAGTTCCAGACGGCACGGTGATCCGGTGCCGCAGTGACGACGAGGGCGCATACCATGCGCGCGGATTCAATACAGATTCGCTGGGGATTGAGATACTGGTGGCCGGCCAGCACGATTACGGCTCGTTTGTGCGGACGATCGCGCAGCCCTATCTGACCGACGCGCAGTACGCCGCAGCGGTGGCGCAGTGCCGTGAATGGGTGCAAAAGCACAAGATTACACGGATTGCCCGGCACAGCGATGTGTCGCCGGGGCGGAAGCTGGATCCCGGCGCTGGATTCCCATGGGATAAGTTCATTTCGGAGGTGAGGGCGCAATGAGAGATGTAAACCTAATGTCCTTGATGATGGTCTTCATTCTGCAATGCGTGGGAGCCTTCGAGCATTTCCGCTTCATGCGGTCTACTGGGCGCGTGTCGGGGAATTTCTACAGTTACCTGGTTTCAGCCTACCCGGGCCGGTCAGCAGCCACCTATCTGGTGCTGGCCGCGTCGGCGTGGGCCTCGGTTGAAGCGGGGATTGGGGATAACGTGAATCCTGAGCTGCTGATCGCGCTAATCGGCACTGGGCATGTGCCGATGGCCTCATTCGTAGCGATTGGCGTATCACTGGCGACCGGGTACGGGGTTGATAGTCGATTGAATCGCGGCGAACCGGTGGCGAAATTATGAGCAAGCTCTTCATCCTGTTGCTGCTGGTGTTTTCATGCGCTGCGCTGGCTGATGATGCGCGCTTCTGTGGCGTGGTGTATCGCGATGTCGAGACCAAGGAGATCGTGCGCAGTGCGGCGGTCAAGGCGGCCTTCAAGCGTGAGTGGCCGTGCGTCACCCCATGCGGACCTGACTGGCAAGTCGATCACACGATCCCCCTCAAGAATGGCGGCTGCGACAGCGTGATCAATATGCAATGGCTGCCGCCCTCGATCAAAACCTGCGCCTTACCATCTGCGCCCGGTGATCCGCTGTGCAAGGACAGGTTCGAGATGCGGGTCTATGGCGCGCGCGCGGTGCGTACAGTGTGGATGCATAAGGGCGTCGTGGTGCTGCCATGAAGCGCATAGCTAGTATTGCCGGTCCGCTCCTGCTTGTACTGCTGGCCGGTTATATCCTCTGGTATACAAAGCCAGGACCAGCCCGGGTCGGTGAGCACGTGCCGGCCAAGGTAGCCCCGCAGGTCAAGATTATCCCGAAGGTGGAGATCCAGCCCAAAAACGTCAAGGTGTACACGCCGAAGGCCAAAACCAAGCTGGATCTGCCGGAAGCCGTCAAGAACGACCAGAACATCCATGTGATCGAGGCCACACGGGTAGAGCCGAATGACCACCCAGGAACTGTCACCACGGTGCTGGACGAGCGCACCGGTGAGACACAAACCTTCTACCGCCGCGAGCCGTTGCCGTGGTTCGCGCTGAAAAAGACCGGTGCGATCGGCTTGAGCTACGACGCGATTACCGGCCTGCGCACGCTATCTATTCGGCAAGATATATTGCAAATTAAGCAATTGTATTTTTCTGGTGAGGTTGCATTACGTTCAGACAGAGATAAAATTGCCGGTATTCGCATTGAATATAGATGGTGATTATGAAAACATGCAAAAAATGCAAATCGACTGATTTCAATCCAAGTGGGGGTCAAAGGATTCTACCTGTCCGGCGTGGCGGCGCTGCGCTCGGACCGGGACAAGACGGCAAGACGGTGGGTATATCCATCGAATACCGATTTTAACCAAAGAGATCCCGAAAAATGCTATCAGAAAGCCATGCCGCAGCAATCCTCGATGTCCGCGTAACCAACCTGGAAAGAGTGGTTGAGCGTGTATCGGTTGCTGTCGAGAGCATCGACGAATCCCTCAAAACGCTGACAAAACTTGATGTGCAGCATACTGAGATAGCAAAGGCTGTTGAGCGCGCTTTTGAGGTTTCAAGGGATCACGAAACACGTATCAGGGCAATCGAATCAGAAATGCCTACGCTGAAGCTGGTGCGCCGATGGGCGTTATCTGGGATGGCAACATTTGCTGGGGCGTTATGCCTGGCAATAATCGCGCTGGTGCTGAAGTGAGCACTTACTATCACTAGAACGCATTAAAACATTACTTGTTAGTGACCACTAACACGCAAAACCGGCGATACAGGTAGTTGCACCTCAGCCACTTTACATGAGGTAAAAATTGCCCTCAACAGGCCGGGGCAGGTCGGATCGATCATCGCAGACTGCAATACAGGTTAAGCACAACTGCTACAGGCGATTAGCCCACGAACGGGCACCTGACAATAAGCGGATGATTCCTGTATGTAAGCACTTACTTACATGCAGTGCCTCTGTTATCAAGGCCATATGAGCTAAGGATAATGTTTTTTCAGGAGGGCATAGTGATGGCCTGTCAAACAATCTTTTTTTGAAGTAAGTACTCACATACAGGTGCACAGAGATGAGCGTAATGACTAAGAAACCCACAAATATACCCATGGTTGGCGTGAAATCCAGCCAAATAGTCAGTGTTGGCTATAATTCTTCCACCAAGACGCTGGCGGTGAAGTTTACGAGCGGCGGGACATACCATTACCACGGCGTTGAGCAGGGCACGGTTGATGCGCTGATGAAGGCGGATTCGTTTGGGAAGCACCTGCAGGCGAACATCGTGGGAAAGTTCAAGCATAAACGGCTGTGATATGCAGGAAGCCAAAAGGGTTATAGATTGGGAGGCTGTTGAAATTCAATACCGAGCCGGTATCCGATCATTAAAAGACATTGGCAACGAATTCAATGTGTCAGATGCAGGGATCATCAAGCGGGCCAAGCGGGATGGTTGGGTTAGAGACCTGACTGAGAAGATAAGAGCCAAGGCAGCCGCAAAGGTTAGTGCCGCATTGGTTAGTGCCGAAGTTAGCGCCGAGACGAAACTAACCGAGATGGTGACGATTGAGGTTGAATCTACCCTCATGGCTCGTGTTGCTATCTCTCAGCGTGATGACATCAAGCGCTGCAGGGGTCTGGTTGGCAAGTTGTTGGCTGAGTTGGAGACCGTGACCGACAACAAGGAATTGTTCGATTCCTTGGGTGATGCGATGGAAGCCCCGAATGACAAGGGTGTCGACAAGCTGAATGAGATTTACCGAAAGGTGATGTCAATGCCTGGCCGGGTTGGGTCTATGAAGGCGCTGGCTGAATCTCTGCGCATCCTGATTGAACTGGAGCGCAAGGTCTACAAGATGGAGGATGCACCAAGCGATAACCCGCTGGCCGAACTGATCAAGCGCATCTCTGGTAGTTCGTTGCCGGTGATGCGCACGATTGAGGGGGAATGTCGAGAGGTTGGTTGTGACTGAGGCCGAACAACTCGAAGCCAACCTGAAAGATCCTCTTTGGCGACTATCAAATTTGTACAAAATTATCGTCAAAGTCAACGAGAACGACGAAGGAAAGGTGATTCTGTTCAAGCCGAACAGGGCACAGAGACGCTTTATCAAGCGGATGTGGCACCGCAACATCATTCTGAAGGCCAGGCAGTTGGGGTTTTCTACGCTGGTGGCGCTCTTGTGGTTGGATTATGCGCTGTTTAACGAAAATGCGCGGTGCGGCATCATTGCCCAGGACAAGCCGTCTGCTGAAGCGATTTTCCGCGACAAGGTGAAGTTTGCTTATGAGAACCTTCCGCCCGAGTTGCTGGCTGTAATGCCACTGAAGGCGGACAACTCATCAGAATTGTTGTTTGCCCACAACAACAGCTCGATCCGTGTGGCTACGTCGATGCGCTCCGGCACGATCGATAGGTTGCATGTCTCTGAGTACGGGAAAATCTGCGCGAAATATCCGGACAAGGCGAAAGAGGTTAGGACAGGATCGATTCCTGCTGTACCAAAGTCCGGCATCATCATCATCGAATCCACTGCCGAGGGGCAGGACGGTGATTTTTTCACCATGACGCAGCGGGCAATGGCGCAGCAGGAGAGCAAGACAGCCCTGAACGAGCGTGATTACCGGTTTCACTTCTTCCCATGGTGGGAAGCTCCAGAGTACGAGTTGGACCCTGCTGGGATAAATCTCACTGCCAAAGACCGGGATTACTTCGACAAGGTTGAGGCAGAGATAGGTATTGAATTGAGCCAGCGCAAGCGCGCTTGGTATGTGGCCACACGCAATGCCGACTTCGAGGAAAGCCCAGAGGATATGTGGCAGGAGTACCCAAGTACGCCGCAAGAGGCGTTCCAGGTCTCCACAGAGGGTTGTTACTACACCAATCAACTCGCTAATGCGCGCAAGGATGGCAGGATCTGCCGGATACCGAAGTTAGAGATCCCAGTGGACACATTCTGGGACATCGGCAACAGCGACATGACGGCGATCTGGTTCAAGCAAAAGGTCGGGCTTGAGCATCGCTTCATCAAGTATTACGAGAACAGTGGGGAAACGCTCGGGCACTACGCCAAGTACCTGCAAGATACCGGATATATTTTTGGCCGGCACTTCCTGCCGCACGACGCGAATCACAAGAAACTCTCCGATACCAATAAGAGCGTAAAGGAAATGCTTGAGGCTTTGAGTGTGCGCAACATCGATATCGTGCCGGTGATCACAGACGAACTGACCGGCATCCAGATGACGCGCGATGCTTTCAGCCAGTGCGTGTTCGATGAGGTTGATTGCGCGCAAGGGTTGAAGCGACTTCAAGGTTTCAAGAAAGCGTGGAATGCGCAGACCGGATCGTGGAAGCCAACCCCAAGACCGAACGATGAAAATGCTCACGGAGCAGATGCGTTCAGGCAGTTTGGCCAGGCGCTGGATGGCGGGATGCTTAAAGGGGTGATCGATGCTCCAGCGCGCCGCAAACCAAAGGGCAGTTGGAGATCTATATAACGTGATTTATAGGAGGCAACCTTGAAAAATGAACACTTAAAGCCGCTTGCACATGCCGGCATTGTCTGGAAAAAGAAACTAGTCACTGCAACTGGGGCGGTAAATGATATCGGCCCCGGCGATGTGTTCGGCGGAATTATCACTCAAGCGGTAGGTACGTCAACCACGCTCACGGCCTATGACGCAGCGACTGCGGTTGCTGCCGATTTGCTGCTTGGACCGACTACAACAGCTAACACCAATGTCGTGGGCGCATTTACCAGTCCATTCGGCGGTGCAGGCGGCCTGGCTACGACAGCGCCTAACGCAGGTGCTGGCTTGCTACTCACAACCGGGCTATACATCACCATCGGCGGCACTGGTTCACCGACGTTCTGGGTGTTGTATCACTAAATGAGCGGGGTCGCTTTTGGTGGAGAAACCGCTTGGAAGGTGCAAGTTCTGAGCGGCGGGATTACACGAGCCTACCACTGGATTGGCTGCGGCGAAGGTATGAGCGAGGCCGCAATGGTGTTGTACCCAACCCGTCCGCGCATTGGGGCGGGGGCCTACATCATCGCGCTTTCCAGCGCATTCCAATACGATGATGTGCGCTATCTGGTACAGCAAGCAGCGATTGCTGCCAGGGTTATGGGCATGGATCAAACCGTACATACCATTCACCAGATCGGTTCGGCCATCCACGATGGCTTACTGGATCTGATCAAGCAGCCACCCGAGCCAGACTGGATACGAAATGCAACGCGCGGCGAAGTGGTGGGTGAGCTTGAAGTACGCAAGGATGGCAAGGTAGTCATTGAGCGCGAGGTTTATCAACATGAGGGTGGGAACGTCAATGGATGATCTGGTCATTACGTCACCCAGCACGGATTCTTTGGTCGAGAAAAAGAAGCCAGCGCGTGCCAAGGGCAAACTTCACCGTCTTGATGGCGCCGACATGCTCAAGCTGTTCAGCACGCTCCTGCAGTGGTTCAGCCAGGAGTGGCAGCGTCAGGGGGCAAACCGCTTTCAAATGGCGCTTGACGAGGATTACTACGACTCGCTGCAATGGGATGAAGAAGACGCGCAGATACTGATCGATCGTGGACAGGCTCCGGTGGTTTACAACGAAATCAAGCCAACTATCGACTGGATGATCGGTACGCAACGGCGTATGCGTGTTGATTCCAAAGTGTTGGCGCGGCGCAAGGAAGGCACCAAGAACGCAGAGGCGAAAACATCCTTGCTGAAATACCTGTCTGATACCAACAAGGCCATATTCCATAGGTCACGTGTGTTCGACGATTCCCTAAAAGCTGGGATGGGCGTGATTGAGGTTGGTTTGCGTGGCGATCCGACAGAGGAATTATTGTTCGAGCGATATCAGGACTGGCGCTGCACGCTGTATGACTCAAATAGCGTGGAGCTTGATCTGACAGATGCGCGGTATTTTTTCAGGTGGAAGGACTTGGATGAAGATATTGCGCTAGCTTACTTTCCTGATCGGTCTGATGTGGTAAGAGCTTCGTTGCGTAACGAAGGCTCCGGGGATGAGGATGTTTATGCGCACCAAGATGGGCGCACTGATCCATCCGAGGATTGGCAGCCAAGGACGGGACGTTATCAGCCCTACGATTCAGCGCCATTTACCTCCAGTCAGCGGCGCGTGGTGCGATTTACTGAGTGCTGGTATCGCGTTCCAGTGATGCGCAAAGTATTCGTTGACGGGGATCTGCGCGGCGAGAAGTACAACAAGACCAATCCGGATCATGTTGCAGCAGCCAATCAGGGGTACGGACTGTTTGACAAACTGGAAATGGAAGTGCGCGTAGCCATTTACACCCCTAGCGGGTTGGTTTTCGAGGGCATATCTCCGTATCGGCATGGCCGCATCCCGTTTGTGGTGTCATGGTGCTATCGCCGCAAGCGCGACAACGCGCCATACGGTGTAGCCAGACCATTGCGCGATGCCCAGGACGGAATGAACAAGCGCAATTCAAAGGCGCATTGGGTGTTGTCGACCAACCAGGTCATCATGGACAAGGGTGCTGTCGAGGACATTGAGGGGTTGCGCGAAGAGGTTGCCCGCGGTGACGGAGTGATCGAAGTGTCGCCCGGCAAGAAGCTGGAGATCAAGCGCGACATTGATCTGGCAGAGACGCACTTGCAGATGATGGACCGCGATGCGCAGCACATCCGTAATGCCGGCGGGGTAAATGCCGAAAATCTCGGGCGTGAGAGCAATGCCACATCTGGGATTGCCATTCAGGCCAGGCAAGAACAAGGCAGCGTCGTCAATACCCAGCCGTTCGACAATTTCCGCTATGCCCTGCAACAGATCGGAGAGATGGAATTGTCCATGATTGAGCAGTTTTACAGCGAAGAAAAGTCTATCCGCATCGTTGGTGGAACAGGCGCGGCAACGTTCATGGAGTTGAATACCGTGGGCGAGGATGGACGCTATCTAAATGATATCACTGCCGAACAAGCTGACTTCGTGATATCCGAGCAGGATTATCGTTCTACGCTGAAGCAAGCCATGTTTGAAAGTCTGTTCGAGGTTCTGGGCAGAATGGCGCAGATGGGCGAGGGTGGCTTGAAGGCGGCGCTCAATATGCTGGATTTGGTCATCGACATGGTGGATCTGCCGAACAAGGATGAGTTGGTCAAGCGTATCCGTGAAATCAATGGCCAGAAAGACCCTGATGCCGAGGAAACGCCGGAAGAACAAAAAGCCAACGCTGAACAGGCTGCTCAGCAGCAAGAGCAAATGGAAATAGCGCGGCGTGCGGAACTGGCTAACCTCGCCTTACTGGAAGGCAAGGTTGCACAACTCGGAAAGCAGGTCGAGAAGCTGGATGCAGAGCGCTTGGTCAAGACCATCGAGGCAATCTATTCGGCTATCCAGGCAGGCGGCATTGTTGCTACTACGCCCGGCGTGGCGCCAGTAGCCGACGAAATTCTGCTGGGTGCCGGGATGAAGAGCGTATCCGGTGAAAGCATTGACATACCGGATGAGCAAGGACAGGTTGCTCCTGTTCAAGATTTGCAGCAACCCGAACAGCAAACCGGAATCAATCAAGGCATACAAACAGCCGCAATAGATGGGCTGCCACAACAATAAGGAGATCCACAATGAAACTGATTAACCTGTATTCAAACTTTCCCACCCCTGGTGATCCGCTGGAAATTTATGTGGACACGTCAACTGGAATTTCATACCGATGGACTGGCAGTGCCTACACGATTTACTCATATGCGATCACACTGAATTCAGATATGGCAGACAGTGGAACGGCGGGTAGTTCGTTCGTCGTGTGCCCATTCGCTGGTACGCTGGTCGGCCTTGCCGCAGTAAACCACGTCGCCAACACCACCACCAAGACCGTGCTGACGGCCAAGATTGCCGGGAGTGCTGTCACCATCCCCGCTTGGGAGATCGCGGTCACTGCGGCTGCTGGTACTGCCACTGCTGTGGTTCCGACTGCTGCGAATGCAGTGACCGCTGGTCAAGTAATCGAGTTCATTTCTGATGGTGGTAGCGCCACTGCTGCGCAAAAGACCACATTCACCGCAACCGTGCTTCGCACATCGTAATTAAAAGGAGATCAAAATGTCTGAATATACACAAGAACAACTCGATTTATTGTCGGATGAAGAGCGTGCTGCGATTGCAGAACCACAGGATGATCCTGAAGCTCTGTTGAGAACCGCCGGTGATGATGCGGATGATGCGGATGATACAGATGCGGGCGCTGGCGATGTCAAACCAGTTGTCGACAAAGCGTTAGCAGACAGTAGCGCCGAATCAAAACCTTCGTTAAGCGAATTCGAGCATCAGTACCAGGTTGCCCCTATCGAGGACTATGACGGGAAGGTCGCTGCTCTTGCCGTGCAGAAATCCGAACTGCGTACCAAGTTCAAGGAAGGCGATCTTGATATAGATGAATACGAAGCGCAGAAGGATGTGCTGGTTGCCCAGGAGCAGCAGCTGCGCGAACAGAAGCTCAAGGTTGAGATAGCCAGCGAGCAGAATGCGCAGACCGCCAAGGCGCGGTGGGATTGGGAGCAGGATCGATTCTTCTCGGATGAGAAGAACACCTTGTACAAGGACAAGTATTTGCTGGCCGCATTCGATGCGGCGGTGCGTGACTTGGGTGCTGATGCCGCGAATGCTGACAAAAAAGGCGCGTGGTTCTTGCAGGAGGCCGACAAGATCGTGCGCTCTCGTTTCACCGGGAAGCCCGCCGAACAGCCAAAAGACGAACGCAAGCCAGATGGCTCACGGAAACCCGATTTGAGTTTGGTTCCCAAGTCCTTGGGTGGACTGCCTGCCGCAGAACTTCCAGACACCGGCGGAGTGGACGAGTTTGCGCATATTGATCGGCTGGATGGGGTTGACTACGAAAACGCCGTGGCTGCGTTGAGTCCAGTCGAGCGTGAGCGGTTCCGCCGTTCTGCGTAAAGGAACCCAATGAGCAGTTTGAAGCTGGACGTAAGAGTCGGTGAGTCCGTTTCATTCGAGAGCGGACGTATCACCGTGACGGTGATGGATAAGTCCGGGAAATTGGCAAGATTGAGCATCAACGCCAACGATGATGTAAAGATCGAGCATATCAAGGCGAAGGCAAGCAGCCTCGCACGCAACGGGTTAACAGTTGCGCGCTAAATGCTGGCCAAGGCAGTTGTAGCAAACCAGTAGCAAATCAATGTGTCCGCGCATGAGTGCTGACCTTAATCTTAACTTTTAAGGAGCATTCATATGAAAACCACCATCGGAGTTGGTGATGCAAAAGCGGTACGGCGTTATTCAGCCGAACTTGCGATTGACACCCGCAAAGAATCGTACTTTTCCCGCAAGTTCATGGGCGAAGGCCAGAAGGCAATGGCCTGCATCACCGTCCTGAACGAGCTTACCAGCGACAAAGGCGAGTTGATTTCCTACGACTTGGCTTTGCGTAAGCGCATGAAGCCTATCCAGGGCGACAACACGCTGCGCGGCCAAGAGGAAGACCGCAAATTTGCAACGGCGAGTCTGTACATCGACCAGTTGCGCGGCGGTTCCAACCTCGGCGGACGCATGTCGCGCAAACGCACCATTCATGAGCTTCGCGACAGCGAAAAGCCACTGCAAGCGCAATGGTGGGCCAGCCTGTTCGACGAGGCAATTTTCATGTACTTGTCTGGCGGTGGACGCGACACGGTGCTTGATACAACGGCAGCGGGCGCATCGATCTTCTCGAACACAGACTTCATCGAGGAAACCGGCTTTGTCGGCTACGCAGGCAACACCTTCGAGGCTCCCAGCGCATATCGGCAGTTGTATGCCAACAACGCCACATCGATCGTTTCGCTGGATTCTGCCGACATCATGGCACTGGAACTGGTCGATCGTGCGGTGGCGCGCGCCAAGTCCGGGTTTGCCGATGCTTCTGGTAATCCAATCCCTGCGTTGCAGTCGATCAAGGTGGATGGCGAAGATCACTATGTTTGTGTGATGTCGCCGTTCCAGGCGCATAACCTGCGTACTGCATCCGGTTCGGAGTGGCTGGCAATCCAGAAGGCCGCTGCTGCTGCCGAGGGTCGAAATAACCCGATCTTCAAAGGCGGGCTGGGCATGCACAACAACGTCGTGTTGCATGAGCACCCAAGCATTCTGACACGCAGCAATGCGGGCTCTGGTGCAAACCTGCCCGGTGCGCGCGCTCTGTTCCTGGGTCGCCAAGCCGGTGTTGTGGCGTTCGGCTCCCCGGGTACTGGTCTGCGCTTCAACTGGCAGGAAGAGGAAGAGGATCGTGGCAATCAGATCGTCATCACCTCGAACAGCATCTTGGGTATCGACAAGTGCACCTTCGCAGTGAACGAAACGAATTACGACTTCGGCGTGATCGCTCTGGACACCTACGCAATCGACCCGAATGCGTGATGAATTGGGCTGGGTAACACCGGCCCAACCATAACCCTTCAATTCTCAAGGAGAACATATCATGGCAACAACCAAGAAATCAAAGCATGTAATCGGTAAAGTTCCAATGCCCGAACCCATGGGCAAGGAAACGATCACCGTTTTCGAGTCAATGGCGATTGCAACAACCGATCAAGACCTGGCGGATGTCTGGCAATTCTTTGTGCTTCCTGCGGGTTGTTTGCCCGTTGGATACACCGTGGGACTCACTGACATGGATACAGGCACCCCGGCAATGACAGTCCACTTCGGGCTGTTGGATGCGGCCGGAACAGCTATTTCCACGGTAGCAGCAGATGGTGGTGCGGCATGGTTGACGAGTTTGGCCGCATCGGGTGCGGCGGCGATTACATCTGACACAACCACCAAAGCAGCGTATGACATTCTCAAGGCTGTAACGGTAAGCACTGTCGATCGTATCGTTGCGTTTGTTGTGGCAGTCATACCAGCGACTGCCGCGGCCGGTACTGCATCACTGCAATTCAGTTACAAAGCAGCAAACTAAGCAACACAGCAACGTAGTGATGAGCGGGGAGCAATCCCCGCTTTTTTTTAATATAACAGGAGAACAAGATGAAACTCAGAGCAACTTTTGCGCCTCGGCGCGATGGAGCTTTCGGTCGGGTTGGGGCCTTGGTTATTGCCGCAGATGGTACGGTTGAAGTGGCTGATGCTGACGAAGCGCAGCGCCTGATAAAGACCGGGAATTTCGAGCCTGCCGACCAAAAGGCAAGCAAGCCGAACGACGACACAGCCATGGTTATCACCAATGGCGACGAACAAATCGACCTTGCAGTTACCGGCCATGCCGAACTGCTGGAAATCGCACGCGACATGGGTCTGGAACTGAGAAGTAATGTCAGCGCCAAGAATTTGCGCGAGGCGATTTTTGCACACGCGAACAATCAAGCCGATTGATTCCACAACTTCAAGCGGGGTAGTCAATGGCGTACACGATACAAACCATAGTCGATATGGCACGCAAGCCGCTGAACGACGATGACAAGGTGCGTGCGTCGGATGCGACCTGCCTGGTGTATGCGATAGCAGCGCTGCATTTGGTGCTCAACAAGCGGCCGGATCTGTTCTTTGGGCAGTTCTCGGCATTGCCAGACATATCCGCTTTGGCGTTGACCAGCAATTTCCCGGTGGATGACATGATCGCGCCGGCCATCGCCGACTACATTACCGCCCGCGTCGAATCTGGCAACGATGAAGCGGTACTCACCGAGCGCGCGGCGATGTTTTTCAATCTCTTCAAGGGACAAGTCTAAATGGCCAACGTCAATTACTCCACTTTTTTCGATGAGGTTCTGCCGGAAGTGGCGGGATGTATTCAGGCTGTGGCGCTCAATGCCATCCGCAATGCCGCCATTGAATTCTGCGAGAAGAGTCTTGCCTACCTGTACAACCATCCGGCCATCAATGCGGTATTGAACACGCCAGCCTATGCTTTTGTTCCTCCATCTGGAACGCTGGTGGCGAAGGTGTTGCAGGTGTTCTATAACGGCATCGAGATTTTTCCAAAAACCCCCGACGAACTCAAGTCGTACTACCCAACTCTTGACTGGCGAGATCGCACTGGCACGCCATTGTTTTATACCCAGGACGACGAGCGGAACATCATCCTGGTGCCAATGCCTGATGCCAGCCTGACCGGGGCGATCAAGATGCGCGTTGCGCTGAAACCAACCAGAGCATCAACCACCATTGTTGACAGAATATGGGAGGAGCATCTTGAAACCATCAAAAACGGTGCGCTATACCGGTTGAAGATCCAGCCGAACAAGCCATATTCGGACGAGGCTGGGGCGAAGACCAACTTCGCATTCTTTAATGACCAGATCGAAACTGCCAAAAGCAAGGCATCGCGTGGTTTTGGCAGAGCCAATCGGCGAGTCGTGCCGCACTTCTTTTGAAAAATCCTCTGGAAATCACAGCCAGTGCCGGGCTACTCGTCGTCATCCTGATCGCATTCAACTGGCAGCCCATTCAGTCCAGCAGCATGTATCAGCATGCGTTCCATGCCGACGAATGGAGCAGAAAGCAGCAGGAATGGGCCGCGCTGACCATCCGCCTGGCTGAACTGGACAAGGAAGCATGCCGCATCCTGATCGAAGCGCGCGAAAAGACGCTAGCGCTTGATGTAGAGCGTGACGTGCTGTTCGGCTTGGACCGGACAAAATCCAGAAAGCGCATCGAGCACGAACTTGAGATAGACCGGATGCTGTGCATCGAGCACGGCATATCGCCTTACACACAAAGGGAAGACTGACATGGGACTTAAATTCGGCAACTTTGCCTCCTCCAAGCTCGTTACCCCGCCATCCGGCACGGCCGGATTATCGTTCGTGGTCACACCAGGAGAAGGTGCGTTGTTCCCGACTCTGGCCGCTGGTGACTGGTGCTACTGCGTCCTGAAAACCGCCTCACTGGTGCGCGAAGTGGTCAGGGTGACGGCGCGCTCCACCGATTCTTTCACCATCGGCACAGCAGGGCGCGGGCTGGACGGCAGTTCGGCCTATGCGTCCTGGGGTGTCGGCGATGTGGTAGAGCTATGCCTGACCAATCTGGCGCTCCTGGATGCCTTGGCTGACTCTGGCAGATGGGTCGCGGCCGGCGGAACTGCCGATGCGATCACCGCGAACTACACCCCGGACATTTACGCGCTGGTGGACGGGCAGCTTTGCTTTGTCCGGGCTGGCGCTGCCAATGCAACAGCTACGCCTACATTCGCGCCGGACGGACTGACCGCCTACACCATCACCCTTGATGGCGGAGCTGCCTTATCTCCGGGGAACATCGCCGGTGCCGGGCACGAACTGATCCTGCGCTACAACCTGGCGAACACCCGCTGGGAACTGCTGAACCCGAAGACCAAGATAGGCGACACGATCTTCCCGGTCACCGCAGAGCTGGCAGCCGACGCCATGACGCTGACGCTCAAGCCGTGCGTGCTGGACTTCCGCAGCCCCACGCTGACAACCGGTGTGCCGAACACCCGGAACGTCACCGCAGACGTTGCCACGGTCATCAGCAGCGGCTCCACCGGCGGCACGACCAGCGCAGTCGCATCGAAAATCATGCTGCTGGCAATCGACAATGCCGGAACGGTGGAGTTGGCCTGGTGCAATTCCTCGCTGGTGCTGGATGAAACCGCGCTGATCTCGACCACGGCAGAAGGTGGTGCAGGAGCGGCAGACAGCGCCGCAGTGATCTACTCAACCACGGCGCGCAGTAATGTGCCGTTCAGGGTGGTTGGCTATGTCAATTCCACGCAGACAACTGCTGGGACGTGGGCACAGACTCCAGCGCTGGTGCAAGGGTATGGCGGCGGAGTGATGAATGCGGCTACAGCCACTACAGCCACTACAGCCACAGATACAGCATCTAAAACTGGCACAGGTTCAACCTATGTTACAAACACTTCGCCTACGTTAGTCACCCCCGCACTTGGTACTCCTATATCCGCAAATTTATCAAATTGTACCGGATTGCCTATTGCCGGAGGCGGAACAGGAGAGACTACAGCGCTTGCTGCATTTGCAGCCCTTGCTGGGGCACAAAGCATAGGGACTAGTGGGTATGCGAAGATTGGTGAATTACTGGTTCAGTGGGGACAAGCGACATCATCCGGCACAGCAATCGGTAATACGACTGTCACTTTCCCGATAGCATTCTCTGCTATATATGCGGCTTTCGGAGATAGAATTTCTGCTGGCTATGGTGGGCAAGCAGCTCCAGCATCACTTTCGACAAGCGGGGCTACTTTTACTGCGTCCACTGGTTCATCTGGTGAGTCCGGAATCTTGGTTTATTGGCTGGCTATAGGAAAGATTTAATTGAAGATAGACCCGAAACATCTAGGAGATTAAGTGGGCGCACAAAGAATACAGGCATTTGCCGGTCTTGCACCAAGGCTATCAAAGCACATGCTCGCCGACAATCAGGCGCAAATCGCGATCAACTGCCGCCTGACCAATGGCGAGTTGCAGTCGTTGCTCCGCAATCTGGTCGTGGACGTGCCGAATATCTCGGGCACGATCAAGACCATCTACCGCATCAATGATGTATTCGTTGCATGGAACAGGGATGTCAACGCAGCCAAGGGACCGATTGCCGGGGATGCGTCCTACCGCACCTATTTCACCGGAGCGGGGGAGCCGCGCGTCACCAACTACGCTTTGGCGACCACAGCAAAGCCGTATCCGACCGCGTTCTATGTGCTGGGCGTGTTTCAACCGGTAACAGCGCCCAGCGTCACGCACGCAGGGGGAACCGGCGCGGCGGTATCGAGAGCGTTCCAATACACCTTTGTGACTCCGTGGGGCGAGGAAAGCGCGCCTTCTCCGGCCTCGGCAGTAGTTACCGGGAAGACAGATGGCACCTGGACCATCGGCGCGACTACGGCGATGGACGTGGCCCCGCTGAACAGTTACAACGTCACCGGCGTTGCATGGGGTGGCGGATACCTGACCTTCACCTGCACCAGCACCTTTGGCCTACGCGCCGGGGAATATGTGAATAACACCCTGTTCGCCCCGGACTCCCTGAACGGCGAGCAGTTGGTTTACGACGTGCCCAGCGCTACGACATTCCGCGTGGCGATGGCTGCCGATCCGACCGTCACGGACGGAGTGGGGACTGCAACCCGCGTCGCACCGCACAACACCGCCAGCATGACCAAGCGCATCTATTGGACGGATAACGGTTCGTACTGGCTGGTGAAAGAAAACATCGCCGTGGCGACGACCAGCGACACCGTGGCAGGCGATACAGCCAACGGCGCGGCGATGACCTGCACCAACTACCACATGCCACCGGCGACTATGACTGGGCTGATCTCACTGCCAAACGGCATGATGGCCGGGTTCGCCGGAAACGAGTTGCGCCTGTCCGAGCCGTGGTTCCCGCACGCATGGCCGTTCGGCTACCGGCAAACCACGGATTATCCGATTGTCGGGATCGGATCATTCGGCACCACCATTGTCATCGGCACGACCGGTACGCCGTATCTCGTCGGCGGCTCAAGTCCGGACGGGATGAGCATGGAGCAGATCGCGAATATCTGGCCATGTCTGGCCAAGCGCGGGATGGTATCGGGAGATGGTGGGGTGATGTACCCGACTACCGGCGGACTTGCCTTTATCGGTGCTGGAGGCGCAAACCTGATTACCAGATCGTTCTACACGCAGTATGAGTGGATGCCGCTGGTGCCAAGTACGTTTATTGCGGCATTGCACGACAGCCAGTATTTTGCCTGTTATACCGACGCAGACCATACCGACATGCTGATTCTGGATGCCGGGAATGGGATTTTGTCCGAATCCATCGAAGCAATCACGGCGATCTGGAACGACCCGGAAACCGGCAAACTCTATGTGGCGAGCGGGATTCAGATACTGGAATGGGAAGGTGATCCAAGCACTCGAAAAATCTACGACTGGATGAGCAAGGAATTCCTGACTTTGCCGCCGATCAACCTTGCCGCAGCGAAGATCGATGCAGATTTTTCCATGACGCCGGAAGAAATTGTGGCAGCGCAAACGGCCTACGATGCGGCAGTCATAACCAACCAGGTCAGGATCGGGGCAGCCTCCATCGTCAGTATTGGTGGCACGACCAATACCTCCGCTATCGTGACCGGGTTGTCCAGCACGGCAGACCTGTACGAATCGCTGAACGTAACAGGCACCGGCATCCCGGCCAGCACCCGGATCAAGAGCATCGACAGCGCGTCGCAGATCACGCTGACCGCCGCTGCGACTGCGACCGGAACGCCGTCGCTGAGCTTTACCGGAGATTCGGCCTTGCTTTATGGCGCGCTTGGATTTGCTCCGATGGGAACATATCCGCTGGGTGGCGATGCTTTGACCAGTCTTCCGCTGACCACATTCGATAGTCTGACATACAGCCTGTTCGTGGGTGGCTTGCTCAAATTCACCAGGCAAGTTACGGACAGCAAGGCGTTCTCGCTGCCCGGCGGGTACAAGTCAGATGCGATTGCGCACCGGCTGGCAGGAAACGTGAAGGTGAGCGGGATCGTTGTCGCAGAATCCATGCAAGGATTGAGGAACGCATGAAGAAGCCCGCAATCCCTTCCGGCGACCCCACAAAAAAGAATGTGCAAGCGCTCAAAGAGGTGGTAGAAATAATCACCGGGCGACGCGGGGAGAAATTGGTTGCGATTCCACCATCGTATAGCGCGAATAATTTGCGTGCCAAGATAAATCAGATTTTAGATTTGCTGCAAGATGCAGACCAGCTTGCAGAAACTAGCGGGGCGCTTGAAGTAGGGACGGCTACCGCTGCCGAACATGCGGTGAGATTGGAGCAAACCAATATAAGCGGCCCGGCATTTAGTGCCTATCTTCCCACCGCAAATCAGTCTGTGACAAGTGCAGTATGGACTAAAGTAACTTTAAGCGCAGAGGAATTCGACACTAATTCTAATTTTGACTCGGCCACTAATTACAGATTCACTCCAACAGTTGAAGGGTATTATCAATTTTCCTTTTCTCTTACAGGTGATGGTTCTCCAGTTGCCGCTGTTAGTGGTGCGCTTTACAAGAATGGAGCGCTTTATAAAGCAGGAACTTACATACAAACAGCAACAGTAATGGCATCAAGTGGAAGCGCTCTTGTTTACATGAATGGAACCACAGATTACGTTGAGTTATTCGGATATGTGGTTGGAACAACTCCAGTAATCATTTTTGCGGCTTATAATACATTCTTAACTGGATGCTTAATACGCAGATAGAAAAGATAGACGAGAATTGTAGCTAATTGCAACGTGAAATACATCGTCAATAATTTATTGCAGGGGTGAGCGTGAACGAACAAGTGTCAGAACTGACAACCCCAATAATTGAATCTCCGGCACTGGATTACCGTGCCGCCGTGACCGCTGCCGAAAGCATGATGCTTGAAGATAAGCAGGTCGAAATTCCAGTGCGGCATTATTTCTCAAAAGGGGTTTACGCCCGCGAGATCACGATTCCTAAAGGGACGTATCTGACCGGGGCAATTCACAAATACCCGCAGATCAACATCATGTCGAAGGGCCGGTTATCCGTGGCCACAGAGGATGGTCCGGTAACAATCGAGGCACCCTATACGGTGTGTTCGCCAGCCGGTGTAAAGCGCATCGCATACGCACATGAAGAGACAGTCTGGACAACGATCATTGCCACAGACGAAACCGATCCCGAGAAGATCGAGCAGATGTTCACAGTAAAGACGTTCGCTGAGTACGATGGATTTGTTCTGTCGAATATCGCGGATAAAATCGAGGAGAAATAATCATGGCATTCGTTGTGGCAGCAACAGTGGTAGCAATTGACGCGCTGTCGGCAGATGCTCCACCTGGACCAGATCCAGCCATCGGTGAAGCGGCAAAACAGAATGCCGCGCTCAGCAAAGAGCAGCTCGCCTTCAACAAGCAGGTCTACGAAGAGGGCAAGCCCAGACAGGCGATGATCGACGAGCTGACCGGCAAGGTCGTCAACTCTCAACTCGCCTCTCAAGATGCGTCCACCGCACTGGCCGCTGACTACGCCAACTACATGAAGGGCACGTTCCGCCCGGTAGAAGGTTCGCTGGTCAGCGAGGCGATGAAAGACCCTGCAGCGGAAGCGGAACTGGCCGCAGCAGAAGCGGGGGCGGGAGTTGATCAGCAATTTGGCGTGGCCCGGCAGAACAAGGCGCGTGAAATGGCCTCAATGGGGATCAATCCAAATTCCGGCCGGTGGAACGCCGCAACACAGGGATCACTCGATACCCAGGCCGCAGTGAAGGCGGATTCAATGAACAAGGCGCGTGTCGCAGGCAAGGGACTTAGTTGGGCGAAGCGCATGGATGCCGCCGGTCTCGGGCGCAATCTGCCGAGCAACCAAGCGACCAGCACAGGCCTTGCCCTGAATGCAGGAAACAGCGCGGTAGCCAACTCAGCAGCAGGTGGTATCAATGCGCGCGCCGATGCCGGGCAGTTGAACCAGGGATACGGTGGTGCAGTTGGAGCCAACACATCAGCCGGTAACTTGTATCTCGGCCAGTACGATGCGCAATTGAAAGGCTATGCTGCAAAACAGCAGGCAGATGCGGCACTGTGGGGCGGGATCGGGCAAGCTGCGGGAATGGCTTATGCAAAATCATCCAAGAAAATCAAAACCAACAAGCAGCCCATTGAAGACGCTGAAATCCTCAAGGAAGTCAAAACCCTGCCTATCGAGAAGTGGAAATACAAGAAAGGTGAGGGCGACGGCGGAGAGCATGTCGGGCCTTACGCAGAGGACGTGCAATCGCGTTTTGGAGACAAGGCCGCACCCGGCGGGAAGATGATCGACATTATTTCGATGGTTGGGATCAATCTGGCGGCAATCAAGGCTCTTTCAAAACAGGTTGACAAGATCGAACGGAAGATCAGCGGGGTGAAAAAATGAGCGGATTTAATCTTGGAGCATTGGTTTCCGGTGGCATGAAAGGGTATTCTTTCGCACGCGATATGCAGGACCAAGAAGCCGAGGCTGCGCGCAAGAAGAAGCTGGGTGAGCGTGCTGATCTCACTTGGCAGCGTGAAGAGGAGTTTCGTAATTCACTGAATCCGCCTTCAGCGGCAGGCGGCATTTCAGCCGCAGACCATCCATCAACAACCGCGACAACCGGTGAATCTTCACTGCGCAATATCGTAGTACAGGGAATAACTCCACCAGCATCACAAGGAACAACCCAACCGGCACAGCCAGCGTGGGATGACAGGGCGCGACAATTGCTGGAAAAGGAAAGGCAGTCAATGCTTCTGCCTGATGGCGGGGCCAGGTTCAAACCGCTTTTTGAAAACGACAAAAAACGGCTCATGGCAGAGGCCACTCAAGGCCTGTTGCAACCCGGCGAAGATGGCAGCATCAGCAGTAAGGCAGCACAAAGCTACACAAGCCAATTCCGCAACGCCGCCTCAAAGCTTGGCATCGTCCCAACACCAGAAGAAATCATGCAAGCGTCTAAACTCGCAAAGACTCTCAAGGATGAGGGGATCGATGAGGCTGCTGCAGCTTTCAGGAAAGGCGATATTGATGAGGCAAACAGATTGGGCGCCCAAGGGAACCTGAACTGGAAGCTCACAAATCCAAGACAGGTAAAACTGCCGAACGGAGCAATAGTATGGGCGGCCGACAATATCAGGCCGGATGGCAGCAAATCCACCATGAACTCATACGAAGTGGACAAACAACTGCTTGAAAGAGCGGCTGGACTTAATTTCATGCTGGCAGAACAGAAAGCAAATACCGATGCGCGCGAAGCTGGAGTAAAAGAAAAAGTCGCCGCAGCGGCAATCGAAAAGGGAGGCACGCCAACCGATACCTACACCTTCAACCCCGATACGATCATGGGTGGCGGAACAAGATTGAACAAGATGACCGGCGAGACTTGGACTTACGACAAGAGCGGAAAAGTGATCTCCCATAGCCCGGCGCATACTGTAGGGAGGGGGCAGGTGGTGCCTACAGAACAACCCACTATTCCAGCCAACCATATCGCCGCACTCAAAGCCAACCCGCAACTTGCGGCTCAATTCGACGAGCAATATGGCAAAGGTGCGTCAGGGCAATACCTTGGAACTGCTCCTGCACGCACACAACAACCTGCCGCTCTCGGCATAAGCGGACGCTGGTAATGCCAGTCAACCCATTCTCAGACCCAAATTTTGGGTTGGATGCACCGGTAAGCAAGGTAAATCCGTTCAGCGATCCGAATTTTGGGTTGCCTGCTGATGAGCCAACCTTGGGTCTTGGCGCAACGATGAAAGAGATCGGCAAGCAGATTATCGACGTGCCTGAACATCTTGCCGGTGCCGCTGCTGCAACCTACCAAGGCACCGATATTCCAGGCGGTGAAGAGGCTGATAGCAGTATTTCAGAAGGGCTGATACAGCACTCCAGAAATTTGGCAGCAAGGCGTGCAGCCGAAATGCCGAAAGGTAAAACGGCCATACCCGGTGTCGATACAACCGATATTCAAGGGTTGGGGCCAAGCCTCGGTTTTTCTGGTGTTGGTGTAGCTGCCGGTCTTGGTGCTGGCGTACCGTCCAGCCTGGCCGGACCGGTAGCAGGATACGTGGCTGGCGGTACGGCGTCTGGTCTTGCTGCCAAAAGGATGAGTGAAAACCAATTCCTTCACGACCTGAAAGCAAAGGCAGATCAGGAGGCGGGACATATCCTGACAACGGAAGAATTTTCTCCAATCAAAGCCAAGTATGAAGCAGAGACGGCGGCTTATGGCACAGGTGAAGCCGTCCCGGAAGCGCTCGGCAACGTGATCGACTTTGCCATTTTGCGCGGCAAGGGCGGCGGATTCGGCAAGACTATGGTAACGAGGGCGTTCAAGAAATTGGCGGCCATGTACGGCACAGAAGTTGCAACAGAGACGGTAACGCAGCAGATTCAACAAAGACAGGAATCCATCGCCGGATTAACTCCAGAACAACAGAGAAGTTATGCTGATTTGAGTGACTGGTGGGCATCGCTCAAGGAGGTAGCTGCACCAACAATCCTTCAGACAACGCTTATGGCTGGGGCTGGAGGGGCTGTATCGCGTGGATATGACAAGCTGAAGGCATCGGCTATACCACCAGCAGAAACACCACCAGGAGCGGCGCCAAGTGATTTGCCAGCAGACACCGGTGACATTGACGCATCTGTTCTACTGGGCACCACGGACGCGCCGGGCGGAGGTGGTGCCCAAATCCACGAGCAAGCTGCCGCCGCACGTGCCGCAGGCAAGCCGCTAACCGCGGCGGCCATAGTAAGCCGAGGACTCACCCCGCAAAACGCCTCAATTCTTCCTATGGCGCAACCCGCTGACTTCTCCCATCATAATATGATACCTTTATCTAATGGAGGCAATAATGGCACAAACTACATTCCTTTCTCATCGGCCTATGATAGAGCAATCACAGAAGCTTTTAGCGGAGCTCAACAAAATAATACCTTGCCAGGTGCGGGAGTTAATAGCGAGCCAAAGAATACAAAACCAGGCGATATTACTCGATCTAACACCGGAAGAGCGGCAACAATTGAAGGAGGAGGAGGACAGGATCTTCTTGCTGAAGATGGAAGAGTTGAGGGAGGAAGCAGACAATCGCAGAGAATTACTGGAGTCACGCTACCCGAAAACGCCGGTATCGCCGGGCACCCAACCAAGATAATCCTGCCAGACAATACCTCTCTATCTGCTCAATTTGAAGTGGTGGATGCGGATCAAATTACCGCATCGCTCAAAGAGGGTAAGGGGCAGCCACGTGATAGATCTGGACGACTTGTATCTGCGGTACAAATATCGAACATTGTAAATAATCTCAACTACGACCTTGTTTCTGCGGACACAAAAGAAATGGGGGTCGGGCCAACAACGATAGCCGAAGATGGCACAATCGTCGGCGGAAACGGTCGCTTCGAGGCAATAAGCCAAGCATACGATCAAGGAAAGGCGGCAGACTACCGCGCCCGTCTGGAAGCCGACGCCATAACTAAAGGCATTGACCCAACCACCTTTGCCGGAATGAAGAAGCCGGTGCTGGTGCGCCGCATCACCCAACCATTCGATACCAGGTCGCTGGCCGTGGCCTCCAATTCCGGCGGAAGCCTGCAATACTCTGCGCTGGAACTGGCTAAGATCGACGGCGAGCGCATGGCCACGCTGGGCGACATCGAGGTAAACGATACCGGCGACATCGAAATGACGGTCGCCAACATGCAGAACGTGCGCCGCGCGCTGGCCGGGTATGGGGCGGCAGAGCTTGGCTCGATGTCTGACAAGGACGGTATGCTGTCGCAAGAGGGCATTCGCCGCATCAAGAATGCCATGCTCTACAAGGCTTATGGCAACAGCCCGACGCTCTCACGCCTGGTCGAAACCACAGATAACGAGATGCGCTCTGTATCAGGTGCGCTGGTGCGCGCCGCCGGTGCGGTGGCCAGTGTACGCGCCGACATGGCTGACGGGGCAATTCCATCCAAGACAGATATTGCCGCCGACCTGGTAGTCGCGGTCGAATTGCTGATCAAGATCAAGTCAAGCGGTGGGTCTGTGGAACAATACCTTGCCCAGCACGGTCTATTCAAGGGTGAATACACGGAAGCCGCGGCGACCATCCTGCGCTTCCTATCCGAGAATATCCGCTCACAAAAGAAGATGGCGGACTTCATCCGGGCGTACTATGATGCGATTGCATCAGAAGACACCAAGACGGGCAGCATGTTTGAAGAGCTTGCACCCGCCACCAAACAGGAGCGCTTGAATCATGCAAAACAACAAACGGAAGCCGGACAGGCAGAAACAGCCGGTAGACCCACTGGTATCGCTGACGCGCAAGATCAACAGCAACCCGAGAGTGCAAAAGGCGCTGCTGCAGGCGGTGGAGAAGGTCAGCAAGCAGCCGTAACCGGCGACGGCACCCAGGCCGCGCCAATTCTTACCAGCCCCACCAAAGAAGAGATCACCCAGCGCGAACATGAAGCCGATCAGCGCAAGGCTGATGAAGACGCTCAAGCAAAAAAGGAGCAGGCCGACAAAGATGCCGCCGACGTAGCCGCGCGCACCAAGTCCCGCACAGATAACGCCGACAACTTCCAGTTCGGCGAAAGCAGTAAGGATGCCGCGAAGCCCATGGGCGGGCTATTCGATCAGTCAAACCAAGAAGCCAAGACCGAGCCATTCGATTCTGAGGCATGGAATAAGAAACGTGATGACACAATCAAGGCATCGAAGCAGTCTGGCAATGTCCATCTTGACCAAGTGCCTGTCGCTGTTGAAACAATGCGCGGCAAGGAAATCACCTATGCTCACGACTTGAAAGAAAAGGGTGTAATCCGCACTGTTGATAATCGCGGTAGTGTGCTTGTGTATTGGTCAGACAAGTATTCTGCTGACAAGGAAATGGCGAACGAAAAAAAGGAGAAGAAAAAGACGGTATTTGAATCTTGGCTTGGGCCAACCGATTTGAAAGATTACGTTTTCACTGATCCGCAAGACCTGCGCAGATATGCCAAGACAGAGCCAGCCAGCAACGATGCCGCAAAGGCCGATGCCGATATCGAAGCCGCGCTGTTCGACCTGGGCGCAATCATGCGCGATGTGGCCGGCGTGCAGCGCCTGCTACCGGAAGACCGGCCAAAGGTCATGGCCGTACTGGTCCGCCTGTTCGATGCCGCCTTCCGCAAGGGCTACTACGACATCAAGGATGCGGCGAAGTACGTGCGCAAGCTGTTATCCGAGAACGAATCGGTCAAAGCGCTGCTGAATCACATCACTACCGGCATGATGAACGAGGCCGCACAGCAAGCAGCTGACAATATGCCTGCCGGGTTCTTTGATAATCAGGGATTGTTTGCGCAGGCGGCACCAGAAACTAAAGCCGAAGCGTCACCAGCCGAAACCAAAAGCAACGTCATCACCATCAGCGACATTCCAAAGTCGCTCAAGATCCAACTCGAAAGCATGGTTGATGGCAGAACCAAGAGAAAACTGGTGAGCGCACGCAAGGCAATGTTCGCCGCCAACCAGCGCGTTGAGAAACTGGAAGTGTTGCGGAAGTGTTTATGAGCAACCTATTCGACAATCTTGAAGATGAGACTCCCCCCACCACCGGTGAAGAGATCGGCTCCGCCCTTGCTGGCGCGGTAAGCGAGTTGGGAAAATCCAACGAAGCGATGGGCAGGATGATCGCCAGGGCAATCTCGGACGCTCTCAAGGCAGCAGGATCAAAGCAGGTTGTCGTTGAAAAATCCAGTGTTAAGGAGTGGAAATTCAAAGTGCTTCGCGATAAAAACGGGAACCTGAATGAGATTCTGGCAACAGCAATTTTCCAGCCCCCCGCAGGCATAGACAATTAAAGTAAAGCTAGGTAGAAGTAAATGAAGGGCGGGTGAAGTAGATCGTTGCTATAGCTACGATTTAACAAAGGGAACTGACCGCCGAAAGGCGGTTTTTTATTCGTTGAACTTAACAAGGAGAACACTCATGTTACTGCAAAAGAAATACTATCACGACCAAAACGGCGTCAGGTCGCCGGTTGTCTCAGGCATCCGTATCAAGCGCATCTCAGCCGATGGCAAACAGAAGTTCCCCACTAAGCTGGTGAAGCAGGGGCAGGATGAACGCTGGTTGTCGGTGGTTAGGGGCAACATCGTCATCCACGACGAGGGCGGTGATGCTGTGTTCAAGGTGCTGGCGATCCCCGGACGCTACTGCTGCCACTGCGGCGAGAAGCTGACAGACGACCCGACCGGAGAAGCGGCACGCAAGCACGTGGCCGAGAAGCACGCGGGCAAGGTGTCACCCGATGCGCAGAATCCATCCGGCTACGCGATGCAAAACTACTACGATTGTGAACTGGAGGCTAATTGAACATGTTCGCAACATGTGCAAGTAGGGCAATGCTTATGTGTTTTAGACCGAGCGCAAGATCGGGAACAGAAGCGTCCTCTGCCTTGAGCGATAGCCGCTGGTATGGCAAGAAATGGTTTATTGCAAAACGCGCAAACACATTCTATAGCGCGGAGTCTTGTTCCGTTTTTACGGACAATAAATATTTCTCCATCTTTAACAGTGCGACTGCGCGAACCATTGCAAGAGCCACAAGATGGAATAATATTTTCTGGAGAATCGTTAAGCGGATTATTGTCCCGATGATCGGCAATAAGAGCATCGGCGAGATTGCCCTTTTCCCCGATATGCCAAGCAACAAGTTTTCCGCACCAATAGCAAGGATGCGGCTCAATCCCGATTGCATCAAACAAGATTGCGCGGGCGGCAGAGACAAGTCCTGTCTTTCCAGCAAGTGGGTGCATAGGCAAATAACGAATGCGCCTATGTTTTGTAAATTCTTTTTTACGCGCCAAATAAGCGCAAGTCTTTGAGCAGAAATTTCCAATCAGACTTGGCGGGCGACTGTATGTATTGTTGCAATATTTGCAAGTTGCTTTCATGGTTGATTATAACATATAAGGAGATTCAAAATGGTAGACTTTGTCTTCAACATTTCCAAGGGTCGCGTTGTTGAGCTTTATAACAGGGTTGACCTGAGCGACCCAACTAATGCGGTGCTGGTCATTGCAGCCTGGCTGAGTACGGCGACAGACGCGGTGATAAAAGACCTGGATACAGTTGCAGCAATAGAAGCTGACGTAAATACCGCAGAAGCCACGAACTCCGGCTATGTGCGTAAGGTACTGACAGATGCGGACATTGTGGCATTCGCTCCAGACGATACCAATGACTGGGTATTGATTACCTTCCCAGATCAGACGTGGACGGCCGTTGCAACATCGCCAGGAGCATGGTCTGATCTCAGTGTCTGTTATGACTCAGATTCTACTGTTGGCACAGACGCTAATATCGTTCCGATGACGTGGCACGATTTCGTAGTGACCCCGAACGGCGGAGACATTACTGCCGATCTGGGTGTAAACGGCTTCTTCAAGGCGAGCTAATTATGGCACTTATCGAACGCTTGATGGGCATCGAACCGAAGATACAGGTTCATGCCTTCCAGTCTATTCTCGCGGAGTGGGCACGAGGCAACTTTACTAACCAACAGGCGCAGGATGCTATCTCCTTCATTGCCCATGGGATACCACTGGACGCTGCTGCTATCACTGAGGCACAGGCACTTGTTGCCACTGTGCCCACGGGCAGTACTACTGACAATAAGGCAAGCAGGGCACTGAAGTTGCAAGAGATAGACCAGGTGCTGCTGCTGGTGGATGCCCAGTGCCCACCGTATGATGTTGCTGCTACCGTAAGAACCCGCCTGGGAATCTAATGGCTCTTGCACATGCCCACGGCGCGATACAGTGGCTCGCTGCTGATGCGGTGGGCATAACCTATACGGTTAGCGGGCTATCCTTCCAGCCGAAGGCAATTCGCTTTTACTGGCAGGGGATGGCATCTGCGACGGATGCAGTCTCGCAAACTACGCATGAGAATCGCGGTGTAGGTTTCGCAACCTCCACCACTAATCGCAGGGCAGTAGGTACACATTCGCAAGATGGTCTTACTGCCGCCAATTGCGCTGCTGTTCCTGTTGACCTGGCGGTTGCGGTGGTTCTGGATAATGTGGGCTCAACTACCGGATTGCTTGACATCAACGCCATCAACGCTGATGGCTACCAACTGATTGTTGATTTTCAGATTACCGCCAACCTCACGATATTCTGGGAAGCATGGGGCGGCACAGATATTAGCGTAGCAGAGGCAGGACATTTCTTCTCCCCGGCTGCTATTGGTAATCAGGATTATACAGTTAGCGGATTTGTAGCTGCAGCGACTGACCAAGTGGTGATGTTCGCTGGTTGTTGGGGTGGCGTAATCAACACGGCAAATGAGATTGATAGTTGCCTGACCGTTGGTTTCGCCAGTAGCGGGGCTGCGGCAGACAACGTGCACATCACGGGCAACAGCGATGAAGCCAGTGCCACGATGGACACAGATGGCTATTGCAAGACCGGCGAGTGCTTATCGTCTATTGCCAATGGCGGTGGTAATCCTACTACCCGCGCACAGCTGACACAGTTCAATACGGATGGATTCCGACTCAACTGGATAGCCCGAGTAGATACCAGCAGAGCGCAGATTTACCTTGCCATCAAGGGCGGAAGCTGGAAGGCGGGCAGCTACACGATAGATGGTAGTACGCTTAATTCAACGGCCACGGTTAGCGGATTATCTTTTGCACCAAAGGGTGTATCGCTGATAGCGCGCTTATCAGTTGAGAGTACCGCAGGTACTTCCGTAGCAGGAGATGTGATGGGCTTGGGCAGCGGTAGCTCTACCACTGACCGCCGCAGCATGGGTATGTGGGACGAGAATGGCACTGGCAACGCCGAACTAGACCATACCATCCAGTACGATCAGGTGCTGAGCTTCGCCAGCAACGCAGGAGCTTTACTAGCAGCCTACGATATTAACGCGATGAACTCGGACGGGTTCCAGATTATCACGGATGTGGCTGGCGGTGTAGCGAGTGAGTGGCAGGGGTATCTGACATTTGGGGATGCTCCGACCGGTGGACAGACCATCGGCGTTGCGCAGGCTGCCGAGACCAACGCAGCACAAGCTATTGCGGTCATAGTCGGCGCGCTCATTATCGGGTTGAGTCCAGTTTCAGAGGCGGATGCGGCGCAGGCGCTTACACCGACGCAAGGCACCACGATCTCGGTAGGACAAACAAATGAAACGGATGCAGCGCAGGTAATTACGCCGGTTCCCGGAGTGGTGACGGTTACTGTCGGTCAGGTAACGGAAGCGGATGTCGCACAAGTGATCGGCGTGCAGGTCGGCACGGTCACTATCTCGGTCAGTCAGACTGCTGAAACCGACACAGCACAGAGTATTGCATTATTGCAAGGCATATCTATCGCAGTAGGGCAAGCGACTGAAACGGATACTGCACAGCCTATTGCAGTTGTCCTTGGCACAGTGACTGTGGCAGTAGGGCAAGCTAGTGAAACCGATGTAGCGCAGACTATATCGGCACAGCAAGGTACTGTGATTGCGGTCGGGCAAGCCACTGAAGTTGATACTGCTCAACCAATTAGCGTTATCGTTGGCGCAGTCACAGTAGTCATAGGACAAGCCGCAGAGACGGATACGGCGCAGATAATCGCGCCACAGCAAGGCAGCATAATTGCGGTAGGGCAAGCAACAGAATCAGATTTGTCGCAACCGATCAGTGTTGTGGTCGGGACGTTGACGGTTGCAGTCGGGCAGGTTGGCGAGACTGACGAGGCTCAAGCGATCACGGTGCAGCAGGGCACAGTCATAGCGATCGGACAAGCTAGTGAAACCGACACAGCGCAGTCCATTATTCCTATTGCGCTTGGAACCGTGGCACGACCAAACGCAGATACAACACCAGGATCGTGGCTGCCAAGTACCGGCTCAGTTTTGTATGATATGGTTGATGAGGTTATTGCTGATGATGCCGATTACATTTATGCAACCACGGCAACTACGTGCAAGCTCGCGTTGTCTCCAGTGGCAGACCCCGGCACCTCTTCAGGACAGGTGGTAAGTTATCGCGCATGGTCTCCAACCGGCAACGGGGTGATCGTGCGACTGAAGCAGGGCGCGGTGACGATTGCAACCTGGACGCACGCTGTGCTGCCGACAAGCCCAACGACATATCAGCAAGCGCTGTCAGGTGCCGAATGTGATGCGATCACTAATTATAGCTTGCTCTCTGTGGAATTTGAATCAACAACTTGACATCCTCCCCGGCCTAAAGTCCGGGGTTTCTCGGGAGTTTTGATGAGCGTAATTGTTTCGCACATAGCATTTTCTACGCTTGCCGCACTTGTTCAGGTATCGCAGGTACAGTTTGACACACAAGCCCAAGTGGCAGATGTGCGCGTATCGTGGGCACAGTTTGATGCGCACGTATTGGTTCAGCCGCCAGTCATTGTTCCATCAACAGGCGGAGGCGGCGGACCAGCCTACCTTGTCTTTAATGTCCCACAACACCCAGAGGTAGATCATCACAAGTTAAAGATGATCGCCATGCGGCGCGCCGAGGAAGACGTGGCGCTGCAAATTATCATTGCCGCCGTTACCCAGGAGATGCTTGAATGAGTCTTGCAAATTGCTTTGAAAGCCTGAATAAAGGCAAGCCGATCTTCGACGCAGATGAAATGAAGGAGATCCGCGCACTCGCCAACCGGAACACCGGCAAAATGTCGGTTGCGGAAGCAGAAAAAGCTGCGGTGCAAACCATGCTGGATGAGGCGCTGGCGGAACAGGAGATGGTTGTAGAATTGGTGCGCGAAGGGATGGGGTTGCCGCCGGTGCCGAAAGCAAAAGCCGCGAAGATGGACGAAGCAGTTAAAACACCCCCCTCGCCTATTTCAGAAAATCAGCAAAAAGTAAAAGAGCCAGCCCAAGAAGCCAAGGCGGACTCATTCCATGAGCAAGGATATTATCCACAAGTAGACATCCAGCAAGAACAGGCTCAATATAACGCTGAGGATAATTATGAAATACCCACAGAAATCATTAATGTCTTGCCTGTTGCTAGAGCCGACCTTACCGCGCTACGACGTGAAGCGGCTGGCATCGAAAAGCCGGAACGCGGCATCACGCTCCAAGTCACCGAAGATGGCAAAGCCATCGCCACAGGCCCAAAAGGCTCGAAGGTTCCAGATAGCTTCAGGCAATTCGCAACAGACAACAATCTAACGTTTGTCGTTCAGCGCAGACCGGCCTTCGCTGGTGAAAGCTCAACTACATATTCTGATGGGAAGATAGGCTACACAGCCAAAGCTGAAAGTACGGCTGAGAAGCCAATGCCTATCGAATACCGCGAGTCGGGCGCGCTTTACTTTGGCGAGATGGGCGAGCATGTCAAAAGCAAAGGCACCGCCCTATTCTCCCGCGATACCGACCTAGACCACCAAGTCCACCCCCTCCAAGACAAGTACGATGTTTCACGTGAAACAGCCCGCCAGATGTACGAAGCCGGTGATCGTATTGATGAGAAGGGTGACAAGTACGCAGTGATGTATAGCCGCAATGCACAGGAAAACATCCCTGCTGACATTGAAGCAAAAATGATCGAAGCGTACAACGCTGATCTTCCGTCGCAAGAAGAGCAATTGCGCGATGCCAAGAAAAATAATTACTGGCCGGATGGATGGGAATATAGTACCGAAACCATCTCCAATCTTGAAGAGACGTATGGTGATGATCGCGCTGACTGGCCGAAAAATTTAGTCGCCGCATTGGGTGATGGTAATGAAGTTGTTACCATTGGTCGAGGTGGCGATTATGAATACTTTGCGCCAAAAGACGCTCCACCTGAATCAGAATTTAACGATGAAGTCGCAAGCGAAATCGGTGCAAAGTATCCAGCGACATCGCTTGATGAAATGCTGGATGAATCCCGCATAAATGGATTCGTTGGCGAGAGTGCTACAAGCGAAGCATTCAAGGCAATGGCAAAAGCTGAAGGATGGTCTGCCGATGAACGCGGCACTCGTTACTTCGACATCCGGAAGGATAATCCTGATCCAAAAACAAAAGAGGATAATCCGACTATCACTTTGCATGTACGTGTTTCAGACCATAGTAAAACCGCTGGGTTCTCGCGTCCAGATAGCGCCAAGGACATTCACATCAACATTGCTCCAAGCGACGGACGTGATAATGAATATTATGGCGCAGACACGTTTGAATCTGCCTTGTGGACAATGCGCAATGCAAGCCTGGATGAAGACGGGAATGTGTTAGTTGCAGGACAAGAACCGAGCTTGTTTTCAAAAGGCCAAGCCACCGTAAATCCACACTCAGTTGAATCCCTGAAACCCGCCCTGATCGAAGCCCACACCGGCAAGGATAAACTTGCCCTATCTGCCATGTTTGAAGCTGGCAAGGCGAAGGTGATTACGGCGGAACAGGCTGGGGGGATTGTGGGGGATAAGCTGTTTGCCAGCGTTGATGGATATAACGTAGACCAGTCTTTACTTGATGAGCTTGGTGCTGTCCATAAAGATGTTGATGCGTTTTTGTCCATCAAAGGCGATGTGATTACGCTGAGTGAATTGCAGATGCCGAAAGAAATTCGCGGTGAAGGGATTGGCTCTCGCTTCATGGAAATTCTTATCAGTTATGCCGATGCGAACAGGATGAAAATTGCGTTGACAGCGGCTGGTGATTTTGGTGGCAGTCGATCTGGGCAAGAGCGTTTTTATAAGAGATTTGGCTTCGTCAGCAACAAGGGGTCGAACAAGGATTTTCGTATTTCTGAAAATATGATTCGCCGCCCAATCGAAGTTAAGTATTCAAAAGATGGGCGTGCAACTGCCTTCTACAACCCCTCTGACGCGACAACTTATTTCATCGCCGATAACCTATCCGCAGACACCAGCGCAGCCGACCTGAAAGGGCTTGTAAGGCATGAGATAGCCGTCCATGCGCTGAACCTCGGCAAGTCCAGCAAAGAATTCAGGTCCATCCTTAAGGAAGTAGATTTAATAAGATTGGTTGGCAATAAAGCGGTAATTGCGGCACATGGCCGCGCATTACAAGCCCTTGGTCTTAGTGGTTCTTCGATGAATGGCACCGTACAAAGCATTAGCAGAAACTCCTACTCTGATAGCGATGTCCTTGCGGCTAAGACCGGAATCAATAAGTTGCTTGATAAGATCGAAGTTATATTGGGTTTTGGGCGGGAAGGGAACATAGAGGCCGTGTCTGACAAGAATGCCAATAACACCTTGGGAGGAGCACCCGAGAATCTTCCCGATCTTCTTATAAGACATCCCTCTATCACGAAGAGACTTAGCACGCTCGACATCGAGGCACAAAAGATTGTGCTCTCTAGTGTGAGACGCAGCATCCATGATAACGAGGTTTTCAATTCTATTGTCCAATTTATTCCCGTTGATATGATGGCAGCATTCGCTCGTGGCGAGCTTACGTCCAATACTGCACTGCATAACATGGCGGTGTTCGAGAATTTGTCTCCCATCAACAGTAATAAGCCGGTATCCGTCTTTATGGATGCTGCCGGTAGAATTTCTGCGATTATAAATACCGCCGCAGCGACGAGAGCAAAATACATTTCTAGTTTTGGCCCTGATGCGTTGGCTGGCGCTGCCAATAAATTCGGTACCGCATCTGGTACAATTCAAAATAGGCATGACGTTACTCCTTTAAGTGACGTTGTGTTAGGTGGCGCAGCCGGTGAGACGGTTGTGCTACCGCCTATTGTATCAAAAGAAACGCTTCTTCACGAGCAATTAGCCTATCTCGTGCAGCACCATCCTTCTCTCGGAATTGTTAAGAAATTCATCGCATGGTTCCGCGAACAACTCCGCGCCATCGGCAAAGCATTCCCGGCTATGCAAAGGATGAAGTGGAACGCCTGGGCGGATTCGCTTCAGGTCGAAGATTTGGTGTACATGGCAAGCACAGCAATGAGCCGCGCCTATACCGCAAGTCAAGCACAAGCCGGTGATTATCGAGACTCACTGTTCACGCCATCGCTTGATCGCAGTGGTGCGCCGCTGTTCAGCAATACCAACCAGACCGACACGCCAGCATTCAAGGCGTGGTTTGGTTCAAGCGGTTTTGGTACGATATTTACTGGTCAACCCTCTATGTCTGAAGGCAGACCAAATAGCGACACCAGTAACGCCGAATCTATTTCCGATTTGCTTAAAAGTGAAACCTTCCGCCTTAAGGGACTTGGCGGACTCGATGTCCCATCCCAACGGAAAGTGCTCAATGGTGTGGTCGCGCTTGCTGATGACATCAAGATTTTCCGGGCGATTATCAATCTTATCCCCGTTAATGTGATGGACATCTTCAGTCGGCAAAAGCTTTCTGCCGAGAAAGTTCTCAGCGACAAGCCGATGCTCAAGAACTACCTTTCCGCCGACAGTAAAGGCTCTATATCCACCGCTGTTGATATAGCCAACGCGCTTGTCAGTGCTGTAACAAGCGTGGCTGCAAAATACTCTGGCTCCAGCACGACGGTGACGAGCCGAGGTAGTAAAGCCAACTCCACATCTGGCGCAAATATAATTGATGGTCTTCATGGTGATATTGTAAATCAAGGTGCTGGAATAGGCAATCGTGGTACGCTTGACCAGAATAATCCAAATATCCTATTCAGCCGCGAGAGCACGCCAAAACCAAAGACCGCCTCGCAATCACCCATCCCCGGCACAGCCCAGACACCGGCACAGCCGCCACGCCAGAATAATCTCGGGCTATCCAACGGGCAGGCAGGCAGCCGCGCATCCTGGGATTCTCCAGAGCCTTCGATGTTCGACGATCTGGTTTACAAGATGCAAGACAAGCACATCGACATGAAGCGCGTAATCGAGGCGATCAAGTCAGCTGGAGTGCTGCTTGCCGAAAAGTGGAATCCTTACCTGCAAGAAGAGTTATTCCACAACAGGGCATCGAAGCGCACGCAAGATTTTGTGAATACCGAACTCAAGCCTATGACGGCTGAAATGCGTGCGCGTGGCTTGACCATGCCTGAACTGGATGAATATCTGCATGCGCGCCATGCCAAGGAAGCGAATGCACTGATCGCGCAG